GCTTTCCCTATTGAACCAGCACCCAATATAACGCATAATGTAAACATTAAGGATCCTAAAAATAAGGTATCTCCATGGCCAAGCGTAAGCCGAAGCTACAAATCCCTCCTGACCAGGCCTCAGACAGGGACCTGTCCACCCTTCTTTCTTACGGGCCCTCCTTCCTTCCCTACGTCGCCGCCTGGACCGACTCGCGCATCGAGCAGGTCCGCAACTTCAAACATTGGATCTACATCGCCATCCGCACCATCGCCCGCCAGGTGGCCTCCCAGATCCCGAACATCTCCTGGGTAGAGCACAACTCCTACGACTCCCCCCGATCGAACTACCTTCGCTCCAAGGCCCTCATCCCCCTCCTGTCCCACGAGGACCTCAAGCCGGTTCCAAACAACCATCCTCTCATGCGCCTCATGAAGGACCCGAACGACCCGGACACCTCCTACGACCTCTGGTACGAGACCATCCTCTACCACCACCTGACCGGCTCCGCCTACTGGTGGATGCCTCGCAACGCACTCGGCCTGCCCGCTGCCATCTGGGTTGTCCCCTCCCACTGGATGTGGCCCATCGTGGGCAAAGACAAGCTCATTGAGGGCTACGAGATCCGCCCCATCGAGGGCAACTACTTCCGCAAGTTCCTGCCCGTCGAGGAGATCGTGGTCTTCAAGGACAAGTCCCCGATCTCCAAGATCGACGGCTTCTCCCCCCTGACCGCCGGGGCGCAGTGGGGCGACACCGCCGAGATGATCAACCGCTCCCGCTGGCACGCCTACCGCAACGGTACCTTCCCCACGGTCGCCATCCAGTTTGACGGCAAGTACCAGGATCCCTCGGACGAGGACCTGCGCCGCATCGAGTCGAAGTTCATGTCCCGCTACACCGGCGAGACCCGCACAAACCGCCCGATGTTCCTTCCCCCCGGTGTCTCCGTGAATCCCCTGTCCCTTTCCATGAACCAAATGCTCTTCGGGGAAACCGCCCAAGAAGTCCGGGACAACATCCTCGCTCTGTTTGGCGTTCCCGCCTCCGCCGCCGGACTGACCAAGGACATGACCTACGGCTCCGTCATGGCGTCCCACGCCGCCTTCATGCAGCAGACCATCAACCCGATTCTCCGCTACTTCGGCCAGGTCATCACGGAAAAGGTCGCCAACCGATACGATGACACCCTGAAGGTATGGTGGGAGGACATCACCCCTCACGACCCCGAGCTCACCGAAAAGCAGATCCAGACTGACCTCATGTGTGGTGCCATCACCCCCAATGAGGTCCGCATCATGCGTGGGCGCCAACCTTACCCCACCGCCTGGGGAGACAACCCTATCCTTCCCGTCAACGTTGCCTCAACTTCCATGGGAGGTACACACCTGCCATCCACACAACCCCTGTCGTCTCCCAATGACAACAAGGAGCTGAATCCGTGAAAAAACAAAACTTCTCCACCCTCTCTGACACGCTCAGTGCAGAGTTGATTTCCCGCTTCCTAAAAGACCGCAAAAGCCACATGCAGGACGCCATCAGCAAATCCGGTGTCGCTCCTTACCCCGCCCAGTACATCCGCAACATGGCCCGCAGCCTCTCCGATGCTCCCGGAGGCCCCTTGGCCCTCGACTCGGACGACACCGAGGCTCCCGTGGTGGACACCTCCAAGATGACCGCCCGCTTTGTCATCACCACCTCGGACCGGGACCGCCACGGCGACATCGTGATCCCCCGCGGCTGCGTGAACCACCTTAAGAACTACACCCGCAATCCCCGCGTCTTCTTTGCCCACAACACAAACGACCTGCCCATTGCCTCGGCCCGGGACCTCGATGGCAACCTTGCCCTGGACATCCTGGACGACCGGATCTACTCCACTGCCTACTTCCACGGCGAGACACGGGAATCCGAGATCATCTTCCGCCTCATCGCCCGTGGCGAGCTTCAGGCCAGCTCCATCGGCTTCCTCCCCATCCGTGCGTCCATCCTCTCCCTCGACGAGGAGGAACAGGACGTGGTGGACCTCGAGACCGGGGAAGAGATCCTCAACTTCCGGGGCAGCCAAACCCGCTCCACGCCTTCCCTCCGTTTCCTCGAGTGGGACATGATCGAGTGGAGCGTGGTGCCCATCCCCGCCAACCAGGAAGCGCTGGCCGCCCACCTGTCCCGTGGCCACGTCGAAGGCGAAAAGCTATCCCCAACCATCCGCCGGGCCCTTTCGGCTTTTGTTCCCGCCCGCAAAAGCACCACGCTCTCCCTTCCCGTTGCCTCGAACCATCCCGAGGAGACCGTCATCGAATCCCTTGAGGACGCCATCGAGAAAGAACTCGAGGCGGAAATCCTTGCCGAGGATTCCGGCAAACCCGATCCCGAGGAACTCAACGAGGTCTTCAAGAAGTACCAGCAGGAAACCAACATGTCCCACTCGGAACTGAAGAAGTGGGCGGAGAATCCCTGCTCAAAGCGCGCCTCCCTGGACAACGGTCCTTTAAAGCGCAATCTGGAACTCCTCTCAACTCCAAAGTCCTCCTGGACCAAGAAACACGTGAAGTGGGCGAACAAGACCATCTCCTTCAACTCCCGGATGCGGGGCATGCCTCGGGGCAAACCCCTAAGCCAAGAATGCCCCTGGTCGAAGCGGGACATCAGCCTCAAGAACTGGGCGTGGGACCCGGGCCAGACCCCCAAGCCAAAAAAAGAGTTGGAAGAGGAGATCATCCACTGTCCACCCGCAGGCCCCCCGCCGGGACTGGATACCCCCGTCATTGAAAGAAAAAATCCTCCTGCACCGCCCAAGGACCAGATCACGGGCAGCGATACCAACAAGCCCGGCTCCGCTTCCGACGACAAGGGCAAGATCACAATCAGCAAGGAAACGGAAACCGCCCTCAAGAACAAAGTCGAGGAGCACAACAAAAAAATGCAAGGCAAAGCCGCCTGGTGCAAGACCACCCTGGGCGCCCTGAAGTCCGTGTACCGCCGGGGAGCCGGAGCCTTTTCCACCTCCCACCGTCCCGGAAAAACCCGGGCCCAGTGGGCCTTTGCCCGAGTCAACGCCTTCCTGCACCTCTGCGAAAAAGGCAAACCCGAAAACGAAAAGTACGTCAGCGACAACGACCTCCTGCACCCCGACCATCCCAAGTACTCCAAGGACAAAAAGTCCCTGAGCGTCTCCCGTGGCGTGATTCCCTTCCACGCCTATGCGCTGGCCCCACAAGACGCCAAGTGGGACGGTCCCGCCGCCAAGAAAAATGCGGACGTGGAAACTCTCAAGAAAATATGCGCCTGGTACGACGCAGACCACGCCGACATCAAGTCGGCCTACAAGCTGCCGCACCACGACGCCAAGACCCTCAAGACCGTATGGAACGGAGTCAGGGCAGCGATGGCCGCTCTCCTGGGCTCCCGAGGCGGAGTGGACATCCCGGAAAAAGACCGAATCGGTGTTTACAACCACCTCGCCAGGCATTATAAAGAATTTGATAAACCCGCTCCGGAATATCGCAAATTATACACCCTTGAGGAACTGAAGGCGATCTTCCCGGACATTGACCTTAAGGAGCTTACCACCGTGAGCATCAACGAAGAACTCGAATTGAAAAACGCACTCGATGCCCTTCAGTCTCCTCCTTCCCAGGGCAAACCCAAAAAGAAGAACGACGACGAGGAAGATGAAGAGGAAAAGAAAGCCCGTGAAGAGGAAGAAGCCAAGGCAGAAGAAGCCGAGGAAGAAAAAGCCGAGGACGAGGAAGAAGCCAAGTCCGAGGACGAAGCCGAGGAAGAAAAGGCAATGGAAGACGAGGAAGAGTCCAAGGAAGAAGACAGCGACGACGATCACCACAAGATCCTGAAGTCGATGTCCGAGATCCTGAACTCCATGCACGAATGCTCCACGGCGCACACCAACCTGCTCAAGGGCATCAACGACAAGCTCGACAAGTGCATGAAAGCCCTCGAACCCAAACCCGAAAAAGAGGACAAGGCGAAAGAGGAAGAGGACAACATGAAGTCCCTCCTGACCGCCCTGACCACGCTGAAGTCAAACCAAGACGCACTTAACCGTCGTCTGTTTGAGGTGACCGGCAGGAAGTAATGGCAAGTACCAGGGACAAAAAAAGCACTGACGGACCCTCCTGCCAATCGTGCCTTTACTGGAAAACTCGGGAACCGCACTCTACCCGGGAAGAGGCCAAGCTAGGAAGATGCCAGCGCTTTCCACCGACCCTGATCCAGTCAGTACCCGGCAGTCACCTATTACCCGGCGGGACACTTGGAGTGTTCCCCGAAACAGATGCCAAGACATTCTGTGGCGAATTCGAGCTTTATCAACCCCTGTCAAAAGGAAAACAACATGGCAGAGAAATCCCTCAAGCCGGTTCTGGACGCAATCCAGAACATCCAGGAAACACAAACCCAGTTCCAGTCAAAGCTGAGCGAGATTGAGACCAACAGCAAGTCCGCAAGGAACAGCTCGGTTCTCAACGCCCCCTCGGTAAGAAAAGGCGAAAGCGCCCTTTCCTCCCGTGGTTACAGCTTCGTAAAGCTGTTCGGCCTGCTCCGTGGTGAACTTGCCCCTGAGCAAGCTCGTACGGAATGGGACATGGCGCAGAACCTCCAGAAGCTTTACGTAGACCGCCTGGGCTACAACAAGGCTCACACCAACACCATCATGGCTCCTTTCGGCTCTGACTACATTGCCGAAATCCCAGGCGAAGAAGGCTTTGCCAAGGACGTGCGCGAGATCGTGAACGCTGGCATCACCGGCTACGACCGCGAGGAAGTCCGTGCCCTCCGCGCCAAGCAGTGGGGCGTTTCCAAGGCCCTTTCTTGGATCGACGAATCCCAGGGCGGCGCTTTGGTGGCTCCTCCAATCCAGGGCGAACTCATCGAACTCCTTCGTAACAACGAAGTGTTCATGGCAGCCGGTGCCCGCACCATCGCCATGCCCCCCAACGGCCGCATCACCTTCCCACGCCAGACCAATGCAGGCACCGCCTACTGGGTCGGCGAATCCGCCGCAGTAGCGGACAGCACACCCGCCACCGGCGACGTGCTCTTGCAAGCAAAGAAGCTCGGTATCCTGTGCAAGGTTCCCAACGAACTCTTCCGCTTCTCCTCCGTGAGCGTGGAAATGTTCTTGCGTGAAGACATCAGCCGCGTCTTGGCCCTGCGCCTAGACAAGTCGCTGCTTGAAGCCGCTGGCTCGAGCAACGAACCCAAGGGCTTGATCAACTACGCTGGCATCACCAAGCACACCGCCACAACAGTCGGTACCAATGGCAACACCATCGAACCCGAAGACGTGGCCCAGATGATCGGCAAAGTGGAAGAACAAAATGCCCAGTTCAAGTCCTTCGTGATGCGCCCCTTGATGTACGCAGCCATCGCCAACAGGCGCGCGGATGCGGTCAGCGCCGGCGACAAGAAGGGCCCGTTTGTGTTCAATATGTTCCGCGAAATGAACGCAAACATCGACGTGAGCCGTGGAACCCCTGGCAACCTCTATGGACACCCCGTGTTCAAGAGCACCCAGATTTCTGGCGCACGCAGCAAGGGCAGCTCTTCCAACCTGAGCTACATCCTCGGCGGCGACTTCAGCGATTACTTGATCGCCATGTCCGGAGCCATCGAGTTCCAGATCAGCACCCAGGGTGACACACCGTTCACCACGGACCAGACCTGGTACCGAGGCATCATGTACTGCGACGGCGCACCACGCCACGAAGCCAGCTTCGTTTTGTGCGACCAGCTCGCTGTATCCTAATAACCACAACCTCACCCCGGGGCAACCGCTCCGGGGTATTCCAAACACCAAGTAAAAGGAAACCTCAACTATGCCAGCAACATTCATCGCTGACCTGAAAAACCAGGGCATGGGCGCAGCGTCCATCGCTCCTGTGACCGCTCCCGCTTCTAGCGTGACCGGTTCTTCCGTGGACCTCCAGCTTTCTGACGGCCCCGTGAACGTGCTTTTGATCACCGGCACCCTGTCCGGTGGCACCGCACCCACCCTCGCCGTTTCCGTGCAGGAATCGGACGAC